TATTGAGTTGGGTGATATTCTATGGTATGTCGCTCAGGCAACAATGGCTCTGGATATCTCATTTGATGAAGTGATTGCAACCAATGTGAAAAAATTGGAGAAGCGTTATCCTGGTGGAGAATTTGACGTATTCAAATCAGAAAATCGTGCTGCGAATGATCGCTAATGCAAACCTTCTGGATCCACCTTGTAGCTTTCTGGCAAGTGGTAGTGATGAACTGTGTTCAACCAGTCAACTGGCAGTATTGCTACAGAGTAGATCAGTGGCTCTTGCCAGAACTGCATGAAGGGTATAAAATATGGTCAGGTCAAACGCACCCGTACCAAAATGAAAAGGATTATATCAAGAACCTCTCCTCTAAATAGTTAGATGGGAGGTTTTTTCTTATGAAGGCAGGAGATTTTTTCAGAAATGGTGGAAGGTATCTTGACCGTATGGATACCCTCTTTGACAAAGCTTTGTCTCGTAATGGAAAGGAGAATAGATTCTTAACTGACATTGGTATTGTGGAGATGGCAGGATTTACTGTCACTCGCAAGAATGGTAAGAAGTATGTTACATCACCTTTCCAAGATTTCCATGATATAAAGGGAAATTCTGGTAAAGAGAATTCAGCAAAGATGCTTCTTGATGCTATATGCAGAGAAGGTCTTCGTGGTAAAAATAATATTGAATTTACTTGTAACTATCCTAGTGGTAAAAATATATCTCGTTCAGTAAGTAACACAGACATTTACTTAGACCTAGAAGATTTTGTAAAAACACACGAGTTTGGTGGACAACAAAAAGGAGGTAAGAAAGTTAACATGGGTAATGTGTATGAAGAAGATCTTACCCAATCACTAATTGATTATTGCTCTGGTACAAAAGTTAAAAAGTATTCAGATCATGTCAATATGATCGTTGATGCTATGGTTAAGGCATATGGAGAAGCACCTACCTTTGCAAAGGGTGAAGGTGAAAAAAATCAAAAACGTCCTCTAACAAAGAAAGGTAATAACATTATTATTTCTGCAGGTGGTGCAGCTACAAATAATATTGGAAAAACTATTACAGATATTACACTGACAGTTGCTGGTAAACCAGTATACATTTCGGTTAAATTTGGAAGTACATTATCATTCTTTAACTGTGGTGTTCGTAGTAGTGGTAAAGATAAGCTAGCATTATTTCCAGAAGCAAAATTGAAAGCAGGTGAAATACCTAATGATGGTCAAGAATATCTTGAGATGTTTGGTATTGATCAACAAAAATTCTTAGATGTGTTTGCTAACTATGGAAATACAGTAGGTCCTACAGTAGAAAATCATATTGAAAATACTACATTATCACCCTCTGGTAAAACAGCGTTGCAAGATATGATCAAGAGTGGTGTCGGTTATGGATATTGGATGGCACACTACACAGGATCTCATTTAGAATTTTATGAAATAGATCAAGATTATATGAATGCAGCTGCTTCTCTTGTTGGGAATACAGTTGAAATTAATTACGGTGGTGCTACTGGTAAGGGAAAACGTATTGATATGTTGTTTGAAACTAAATCATATGATTTTAAATTTAACATAAGAAACAAACAAGGTGGAATTTATCCCACACATACCAATGGAGATTACTTTAAAAAATAATGGCAAACGTTAAGCAACTAAAACATCTAGAACATTTGGAAGATGAAATGCTCAACTATGGAGTTGAGGGTTGTAAAGCTGCGGTGTCATTTTTACAAGAACTTAAGAAGATGTTAGGTCATCAGGAAAGTTCTGGTTTCATGCAAACAAAATGGGATGGTGCTCCTTCAGTTATTTGCGGCACAGATCCTCAGACAGGGATGTTTTTTGTTGGCACTAAATCAGTGTTTAATAAAAGTGATCCTAAACTTTGTTATACAGAAGGTCAGGTTGATGGTTGGTATGATGGTGACCTAGCAGAAAAATTAAAATTTTCTCTTCGTTATTTTTCTACCCTTGGCATTGAAGGTGTAGTTCAAGGTGATCTTCTTTTTACTAAATCTACTTTAAGGACAGAAAATATTAATGGTGAACAATTACACACATTCAGACCTAATACGATTACCTATGCTATTCCTGTGCATCATCCTATTGGACTCAAAGCGAGCAGAGCGCAGATCGGTGTAGTATTTCATACACATTATACTGGTGATGTTGTTGGTGAGATGCAAGCTAGAGCTGGTGCTAAAGTAAATGGATCAGATCAAGTTTTAGTAGTTAATAACGATACACCAATGCATAGAGTTGGTTTTTCTCGTGCAGAGATGGGTAAGTTTGATCGTTATGTATCCACTATTGAACGCATGTGTGGTACATGTGGAGATTTTTTAGATGAGTTGGTTACTAAAACAGGAACTACTGGAGACGCTAAGTTTCACATTGCATCATATCTAAAACAGTTCTTCAATAATGAAATTAAGAATGCTCGTTCTATTGGGAACATTGATGAAGCAATGTATTCCTTACTCAATTTTTATGAGGAGAAAACAAATAAAGAACTTGCAAAGATCAAAACAGTTGCAAACTTGACTAAGAAAAGAAACCTTGTGTATGGCAGTCAATTGTATGTTGAGAAAAATAATGCCAAGTTTAAAGCAATGCTTACACTGTACAAGGAGCTACAGGCAGTGAAGCAAATGGTTATAGATAAACTTGACCACCTAGAAGAGTTTAGGACTTTTGTTCAGACAGAGAAAGGATATAAGGTCACAACTCCTGAAGGGTATGTCCTACATAAGGACGGCAGTATGATCAAGTTTGTTAACCGTATGGAGTTTGCATACAACAACTTTACTCTTCAGAAGCAATGGCGTTAAATTGTAATACTTGCTATTTTACATTTGGTAGGTTTCAACCTCCCACTACAGGACACAAAGATAACTTTGCTGGTGTGAAACGTGCTGCTGGTACACATGATTACCGTATATACATTTCACAGTCTGTAGATACTAAAGGTAATAACCCATTGCCACCTGATAGAAAACTAATGTACATGAACAAAATGTTTCCTGAACATAGGGGTAACATTTATAGTGGTCCTAGAGATCCAGTTAAAATATTACAGGACATTATGCTTGCAGGATATAACGAAGTTGTATTTCTTGTAGGTTCTGACAGGGTTTCTGCTATGCAGTTCCTTCATAAATATAATGGTAAAGATTTCTCATTCCGTAAAATTGATATACAATCTTCTGGGAGTAGAGACGCTGACGGTGATACCTTTGCCATTTCTGGAACTAAGATGAGACGTGCAGCACATGCTGGCGATTTTGAAACATTCAGAAAAGGTATTCCTAGTGCTTTAAATGATCGTGATTGTCGAGCTCTCATGGCAGAGATTGCATTGGCACTACCTAAGAATTTTAAATGAAGGATTTTAAGAAGCTACGTGAAGAAGCACTGCGTCAACAACAACGTCATGTTCATGTGTTTAAAGAAGGTGACATTGTTATGTCATCTAGAACAGGCGATAAGGGGCAAATACACAGAGTTGGTGGTAACTATGTAATCATTATCTCTGAAGAAGGAAATATGTCTAGGGAATGGATAAAGAACATTAGAACTATAAATAATACGAGAAGAACCTCCTTTTAAGAAATGAAGAAGCCAGATCCAATTAATAAAGTACAAAACAACGATGAGTTTTCATCTGGTTTGATGGAATCTTACGGCAAGTGGATGGGCGGCGATTGCTTCCAGAACACTGAGATGCCTGACATTCATTTGTCTGAAGCTCCATTTGACGGAATGAATCCACAGTCCAACGGTGCTGAGATTGAAGACACTACTAAGAAGAAGAAAACTCCTAAGAAAGGTGCATACGTAGGACAAGAATCTGCTAAGGAAGAGTATGAGGTTCTGGAAAGAGAGGAGATTGAAATTGACGGCGAACTCTATATCCTAGAGAAGAGAAGATATGCCGCTGAAGGTATGGCAGCAGCTCGCGATAACGTTGGTGCTTCTACATGCTGGAAAGGATATAAAGCAAAGGGAACTAAGAAGAAGGGTGGTAAAGAAGTTCCTAACTGTGTAAAGGAAGAGGAAGTAACAGAGCATCATAAGAAAGATGCTGATGGTAACACAGTTCCACATGAAGATGATCTAACAGAAGCTAAGAAAGGTCTCTATGCAAATATTCATGCAAAGAGGAAGAGAGGTGAATCACCTGCTAAACCTGGTAGCGAAGACTATCCTGCTAAGGACGCATTTAAGAAGGCAGCGAAGACTGCTAAGAAAGAAGAGGTTGAACTAACTGAAAAGAAAAAATTAGATCCAGTTGGTAAAGCAGATAAGGACATTGATAATGATGGTGATCATGATGAGTCTGACAAGTATCTAATTGCTAGACGCAAGAAGGTCAGCAAAATTATTGGTATGACAAAGAAAAAGAAATGAAATCCTTTGACAAGTTCCGAGAAGAATGTGGTTGCGATAAAAAGGAAAAGAAGGTAAAATTAAAAAATAAAAAGTCTGGTAATGTTGAAGTGATGCCTACTATTCCTGATGGTCAGAAAGGAATGACCAACAAACCAACCAATGAGGCAAAAAATTATGAAGGTCCTTTATATGCACCTTGGTCTGATGTCGTCAAAGGACGAGGATTCGACCCAATCACAGAACGAGCCAAATCAAAATCCCAACAAAGGTTCTTCGGGATGGTTAGATCGGCTCAGAAAGGGGAAATGGAGAAAGCGTCGCCTGAGGTTTCCAAAGCTGCCGATTCCATGTCCAAGTCCAGCGTAAAAGATTTCGCTAAGACAAAGCATAAGGGATTACCTGAAAAGAAAGTTAAAAAAGAATCATTTGAAGGTGGTGTTCAAAAGGCACGTCGTGACTACCGTTCTGGCACGTTGCTAACTTTCAAACAGTTCATGTCAAAATTGACAGATATTCTAGACGAGTGGGAGAAATAAATAAGCTTAGCAATATAATATAAGATTATGCTTTCCTTTCTATTACCCCTCGCAACAAAAGTAATTTCCGATGCAGTAAACAAGATTCCTGACAATGAGGAACTTGGTGAAAAACTGATTGAGGTTTGCTTAGTAATCCTCGGCAAGGCAGTTAAACTGACTAAGACCGACATGGATGATAAACTACTTGAAACTGTCACTGCTGCTATTAAAGCAAGAGAAGAGTGATACTCTGGGGGAGCAATCCCCCTTTTTTATAAATAAACATTAGATAATAGTAACATCGGAGTACACGTCAATGTCCCTTTACGGAAATACTGACAGCAATGCTAACAAAACCAAAGCTGGTGTGGGCATTGGAGCATCAAGTCAGGCAAAAACAACACTCTATATTGATGAAACTGAGGCAGCACTAGAAGCAAACAAGGAGCGTGGTCTAAACGCACCTGGTTGGTGGTCTTATTTCACCTATACAGACAGCAGTGGAGCTACTCGCCATAAGGCAGAGCAATTAGTTTTCATTGCAGGTGGCGAAGCTAATGCAGATGAGACTCAGGCAGATGATGCACAAGCAGCAGATGCTAATGTCGTCATTGCTATCGGAACACAACCTGCAGATACTGCAGTTGCTGTAGGTGCTCAGTTACAACTTACTGTTGTTGCAACTGCTACACCACCTGGCGACAACTCTGTTCTCACATACCAGTGGCAGAAGAAGTCTGGTAACCGTTACAGTAATGTTTCTGGTGCAACTTCTGCAGCATACACAGTTGCTACTTACGCAACTACTAATGCTGGAACATACAGAGTCAAGATTAATTCAACCAATGGTGGTAAGGAACTAATTTCTGATAACGCTGTTGTAACCACATCGTAATTACATGAATATAAGTGAACTGAACCATGAAAATTGGTTATTCTTTGCCATTCAAAATTATAACAACCCGTTGTCCGTAACTTACTCAGACTTTGAGGAAGACCTGAAGAGATTCAAGTACATTAAAAGATTACTGAGAAGATACGAGACAACGGGAGAGTTGAAGACTCACCTGATTCTTAATCATGTGATTGTTTTGTATAATGTTTTTGATGATGCAGCTACACCGCTGCTATTCTACAGAGTAGAGGCAACGTATTGGTCTGTTATCAAGGCGTTTATGTTGTTTCTAAATAGATTACCACTCCAATTAAACAAGGATGTTGACGAGGAATGTCTAAAGCAACTGAACCTAATCTAAACGAAATGATTAATTCCGCAGGGGATGGTTCTGGTCTCCAGTTGCCTCCCGCGTTTGTCATGGTAAATCCAAGGCAACATCGTAAATACAAGAAAAATAATGAAACCGTTGATGGGCGTACTAAAGGCGCTCGCTCTCTCTTCGACCGTATCCAAAAAAGAAAAATGAAAGAAGACACAAACGTAACCGAAGCTCTGTCGTCAGATACTGAGAGAGCTCAGAAACAGATCCAGCAAGGTAAAAAACTGGGTCGTCAAAAAGATCTCCAGAAGAAACGTGGAGAAGCTAAGGAAAAAATGATGCGTAAAACCAAAGAAATGGATACGCTCATGAAGGCACGTCTTTCTGATTTTAAAAAGAAAGCGTCTGATCAAACAAAGAAACTCAAAAAAGAGGACACTGAAGTGACTAACGAAATTATGACAGAAAATTCGGATGTAGTAAAGGTTGCATATGATGTTGCAACATCAGAACTTAATCCACAGGGTGAGGGATCTTTTGCTAAGATTCAATTCTCTGATGGTGGAGTACAGAACTTAGATAACTTTTCAGCAAAAAGAATTGCTGCTTGTCATGCACAATTAGATGATACTCACAAGCAACAGTTCCAATACATGCTGAACAAAGACGCTTCTACATATCAATCTGCATTGGATTTTGCTATTAGAAACGTCTAATTAGAGGAGAGATGTCAGACATTAATACAGCAATATTAGAAAGATTAGAAAAAGTAGTTGACACTCTTCAGGAAAACTCCATGAAGATGGGTCAACTTCTTGCTGTACATAATGAAAAACTTGATAAGCAAGACAAAGTTGACGAAGTTTTATTTGAAAAGCTAGATAGAATTACTGCTGACCTTGCAAGAGAAACAGATGTAATTAAAAGAGGATGTGAAAGAGACATTAGGTTAGTAGATCAAAGACTTCGCATGATGGAAAAGAAAATGTGGAGTATTGCTGGTGCTCTAACGGTTATATCCTTCCTTGTATCGGCACCAGGACAAGCACTTCTTAGAAACTTGACACCTCAGCAATCTACTGGTAGTATACCATCAGTAGAAATGCCTCGTATTGAGTTATCTTGACGTTAAGTACATCAATTTAATATCCCCTCGTCTTAACCTCTTCACTCGTAAGAAGGCAGATCTGTATAATTTCAGGTGTCCTTATTGTGGTGACTCTCAAAAGAGACGCAATAAGGCAAGGGGATATTTGTTTAAGATTAAAAACAATTTTACCTATAAATGTCACAATTGTGGTGTTGGTAGGTCTCTTGCAAATTTTATAAAAGATCAAGATTCTCATCTTCATGATCAATATATCATGGAGAAATTTAAAGAAGGCAGCACTGGCAAGGGTACTGCAACTCCCAACCCGAAGCTTACGTTTTCGGCACCAAAATTCATTAAAAAAAGAATCGATCTTGAGAAGATTTCAGAGCTAAATACTGAACATCCAGCGCGAGTCTATCTTGAGCAGCGTGGTATCAAAGATCTAGATTATTTCTATTATTGTCCTAAGTTTAAAGAATGGACAAATAAACAAAAGAGAACATTTGATACCCTGAGACAAGATAGTGATCGCATTATAATACCATTCAAAGATAAGAACGGAGACCTCTTCGGTTACCAAGGCAGATCGCTAGCCCCAAAGGCAAAACTAAGATACATCACGATCATGCTCAACGAAGACAAACCTAAGATCTTTGGTTTGGATAGAGTAAACACAAATGAACCCATTTATATCGTCGAAGGTCCCTTCGACTCGACCTTCATTAAAAACTCGGTTGCTATGGCTGGGTCCGATGTTGATATTCGGACGTTTGGTTGGA